GGGGACACTGGCTGGAGGAGCTCAAGCCGCTCAAATGCAGGTTCCCGCGATTGCAGGCGTAGCCCTTGAAGAAGGCCAGGACGTGGCTGCTTCGTTCCAACTACAACATCAAACCAGAGAGAACGGCGGTATGGGTGTTTCCGCTACAGAGACACGTAAACTGGAACAATTAGAAGCGGTACAGAGAGTAATTGAACTAGCGGATCATGATCTTACAGCGGCGATAGCAGTAATGCAAGACCAAATACTGAAGGCAGAAGATAAGCATAAAATGGCAGCGGCGATGAAAGAAGCTTTGACCGACAAGATGAAAGATGATTATTTACTTCTACCTAAATGGTTTAATAGTGATGAAACAAAACAACATAACGCAGGAATTGATTCATTAGTACAAAGTATCAAAGACCTAGTGAATCGATTGAACTAATAAAAACGTAATAAATTAATATTATATTGACAAATGTTAAATAATATGTTAGTATAAGACTTATAGGAATTAAAGATGGCAACTTGGAAAAAATATTTTAAAACGTATGATGGTTTACCGCAGCGGTCACCGAGTACAAACACTGATAATGGAAGTGAAGCGTCTAATAAACGTTATAGTAGTTGGTTACCTGAAGTTTATCAAGGGCAGCCCAATCGTGTTCAGCGGTATGGCCAATATGATCAAATGGATTTAGATAGTGAAGTAAATGCAGCACTTGATATTATTGCTGAGTTTTCTACATTAAAAGATGAACAGAATAAAATTCCGTTTGAAATAAACTACAATGAAGAACCTACCGAAAGTGAAAGCGATATTATTAGTCGTACACTTAAACAATGGGTTAGCCTTAACAAATTAAACAAACGTATATTTCGCATTTTTAGAAATGCTATAAAATATGGCGACCAAATGTTTGTCAGAGACCCAGAAACATATCAATTATACTGGGTTGATCCTGCAAAAGTTGATAAAGTAATTGTCAATGAAGGTAAGGGCAAGAAAGTAGAAGCATACTATATTAAAGATATGGATATTAACATTGAAAGTATGAATGTTACTGCGGACCAAAGTAAACTAACAAATCATGGTGTGGGCTCAATGGGCGCACCATCATTAAATGGCAATACAATGCAGGGTTATAGTAGTGGCGCTGGTGCACGACATGCGAATGAGCAAAAATCTACTCCTGTTGATGCTAATCATGTTATTCATATTTCACTGAGTGAAGGGGTTGATGGTTTTTGGCCTTTCGGTAATTCAATACTAGAGCCAATTTTTAAAGTATATAAACAAAAAGAGTTACTAGAAGATGCTATATTAATATATCGTGTACAACGTGCGCCGGAACGCCGTGTATTCTATATTGATGTTGGTTCAATGCCAACACATAAAGCCCGCGCACATTTAGAACGTATTAAAGGTGAAATACATCAAAGACGTATTCCATCTAAGACTGGCGGCGGGCAAAATATTACTGATAGTGCATATAATCCTTTGTCAATAATGGAAGATTATTTCTTTGCACAAACTGCGGAAGGCCGTGGATCCAAAGTTGAAACTCTTCCTGGTGGAGAAAACTTAGGACAGATTGATGATTTGAAATATTTCAATGATAAGTTAATGCGTGGATTGCGTGTACCTACATCATATCTTGGTCAAGGCGGGGATAGTGGAATTTACAAAATGATGGCCGTGTTGGTACTGCAATGATTGAAGAATTTAGATTTACTAAGTTCTGTGAGCGTATACAATCATTACTTATTGACGATTTTGATAGAGAATTTAAAATGTTTCTAAAGCATCGTGGTGTTCAAGTAGAAAGTTCATTATTCAATATAAAATTCAATGAACCACAAAACTTCGGTAAATTCCGTCAGTCTGAAGTTGACGCAGTTGCAATGAATGTATTTTCTAGTATTGAAGGTGCTGATTACATCAGTAAGAGATTTGCACTTGAGCGTTTCTTGGGATTATCCAAAGATGAAATCTTAGAAAATGAGCGTATGTGGCGTGAAGAGAATGATATTAGTTCTAATAATGAAGAAAACTTTGGTATGAAAGATATTGGCTCAGCGCCATCAGATTCAGATTTCACAGGAAATGATTTTGATTTTGATGAAACTGATAAAGATGATACAGAAGATAGTTCAGTTATAGATGGCTCAGAAAATGCAGAAACGGATGAGGAAGTATAAATACTAATATGAGATATTCAGAATTAAAAGAAAATTATGATCCCGCCGAAGATAAGTCGGTAGTTGCAAGTTTAGACGATACCAGAAAGGTTCGTTTGACTTTACGCCATTTATCTAAACTTAGAAAAATTAGAGATTATCGTAATTATGAAAAAAGTTTAAAGAGTGAACAACTAAAAACACAATATGGCGGTTCAGCAGATTCATCTACTGCAGAGATGTAAAATATATTTAATATTTTAATTATATTGTATGTTTTAACTATACGAAGTGAACTAAATATCTCTACGACAAAAAAAACGGCTAAAAATAGCCGTTTTTTTGCTATTTCCTAAACAATTAAAAATTTACTTATAAATACTTTTGAAACAAGAGTGTTTCTACAACCTTGCCACTATTATTTTGGCGTGGCTTTAACTTAGATAAGGAGACATAATATGTCAAGAAGCAAACTAGAACAAGTACTAGAACTTCTTATCAACGAAGAACGTGCAGCAGCAGAAGAGCTACTACATGATTTCATCGTAGAGAACGCTCGTCAAATCCACGAGGAACTTTTGAACGAAAGTGATGAAGTTGTAGAAGAAGACCTTGAGGATCTAGATGAGTCAGAAGAAGAAGAACTAGAAGAAGGTGAACTTTCACTAGAAGCAGACAGTGATACAGAAGAATTAGAATCAGATGCAGAAGAAATCGAATCAGAAGAATTTTATGATGAAGATGAGATGGAAGATGATGAAGCATTAGATGACCTAGAAATGGGCGACAATGAAGGTGATTCAGACGACGATGTAGAAACCCGCGTAGATGATTTAGAAACAGCACTAGCAGACCTAGAAGCAGAATTTGAAAAAATTATGGCAGGTGATGACTCAGATGAAGATGATGACATGGACATGGAAGATGATTCAGATGAAGACATGGACGAATCATTCGAACTAGAACTAGAAGAATCAGACGATGAAGACTTAGAAGAGTCAGTAGACGATGAAGAGTTGAACGAATATGTTACACCGGTATCAGCATCAGAAGGTGATGATGGCGATAACGTAGCATCAACAGTCAATGCAAACGCAAAGCGTCCAGGCGATGATTCAAGTGCAGCACCAGTAAAAACAAATGATGGCAACACATCAGGCGGCACAGGTGAAGCAGCAAAAGATATGAATACAGGCAACGTTAATGTGTCAGGTAATAAATCTGCACCGGCAATGAAACCTGCAAAGTAATCCACAGAGATCAGGAGAAATACAATGACAATACTTATTGAAACACTATCTCATAATCAAGCGGGCGTGCAATCACGCATCGTTGAGAATGAAAATGGTGAAAAGAGTATGTTCATGGAAGGTATTTTCGTCCAAGGCGGCGTTAAAAATGCTAACCAACGTGTTTATCCAGTTTCTGAAATCTCAAGAGCAGTGGAAAGTGTTCAGAAGAAAATTTCTGAAGGCTTTCCAGTTCTTGGAGAATGTGATCACCCACCAGAGTTAACAGTAAATGTTGACCGTGTATCTCATATGATTGAGAACATGTGGATGGATGGTCCCAACGGCTATGGCAAATTGAAAATTGTTCCTACACCCATGGGTAACATCATTAGAACATTAATCGAATCAGGCGCTACATTAGGTGTCTCATCAAGAGGTTCTGGTGAAGTTGATAACAGTGGAAATGTGAAAAACTTCGAAATTGTCACAGTAGATATCGTAGCGCAACCGAGTGCACCTGAGGCGTACCCGAAGGCGATCTACGAGGGATTGATGAACATGAAAGGCGGTTACCAAGCTTGGAAACTCGCACAACATGCACACAGTGATAAGGCTGCGCAACAGCACTTATCAGAACAAATTGTTAAATTCATTCGTGAATTGAAACCCC